TTCATGATTACGAACAACTGTCTCAATAAGATGACCAAATTTGTCGTATGTATATACTGTTTGAGTTTGTTGATTACCATTAACTGTTACAGTTATTTGTTTGTAGTCCATTACCTTTCCCTTAATTGGGTCATAGGTTATAGCATATGAAGCATTTACTGCTGGTAGTTCCATTACCTTCCTCCGTAAGTTGATTGCATTCCTTTCTTAAAGACCATTTTAGTAGCACATCTAGGGCACAAAGTAGTACCATAGATAAATGCAAAGTGCAAGACAGGGCCTGTATAATTACAGTTTTTTGTTCTACACTCCAAGTGGGTACTAGAAATTAAATGCAAGTTGTCGTATGTCATTGGTCTTTGATTTCCTAAATAGCATACACCCATCTGCTGCTAGAGTTAATACAAAGACATCACCTACTTTATATGGGGTTCTTTCTATCTCTAGTTTTTCATCAGGGTGCGTGTCAGCCATTTTTAATCCTGCCTCATCCATAAAAAATTTGTAATCTATATATAACATTTCTGTTCCTTATAATTGGCGCACCCGAGAGGAGTCGAACCTCTAACCTACGGCTTAGAAGGCCGTTGCTCTATCCAATTGAGCTACGGGCGCAGTTGCTGTGGTTAAATAATATCGTCTAATGGAAAGATTTGGTAAATTACATCACCAATTGCTTTCGCGATTTCGATATGCTCCTTTTGGGTTCCGTTTTCTGATCTAAGTTGAACGTAATGAATCCAAGACCTAAGAGTTCCATTTACATACATACGGGACATTGTTAGTCCTTCAGGTAATACTGCTCTTGCTTGTTCTTTGGCAATACCAGCCTGAATGGCCCAATCATATGCTTGTCTACATCTTTCGATTACAACTTCTTGATATGATTCCCATACATAGTTAATTGAATCCTCAATAGGTATACCAATACTGTTTTGTCGATTCTTTGGATCCTGCATTCGTGCTTCTCTCGTAGTAAATTCTAAATCCTTTGTAGGGTCTGCGTACCTTTGAGAGAATTCTTGAAATGAGAATGACCGATGTCGCAATATTTGTCTACCGATATCTCTTGTGGTTTCAATCTCAAGACATGCACTTACCATTTCTAATGGTGACCAGTGCTTGTGCTTGATTAGATATTTTACAAGCTTCTCAGCCGTTTTTTCATTATTTTGATTAGAAGGGTTACTCACCCTTGCACAAAATGCAACCATCTGCAGTAGGTCTTCTGAAAGTTCACTATCTGCAGGTGGTTGACTATATGATATAAGTTTCACATTGAACATATATTAGTCACTCTTTACCAAGGTGTAAACACCCCATACAAGGCCTACCCATGCGAGTAGTTTGGCAAGTCCGCCAAATAAAATAACAGAACCACAAGCTACAATAAGAGCAACTCCATCCAAAGATGTCCTTTCTCCTACTCTATCCATAATCCAGTCTTTTGCGTTTAGTAACATATCCATATATTTCTCCTATATTTTGAAATCCGCAAACGTGTCTTTGTTTTCCCTATCCCCCCACGTTGCGATTGGTTTATCGGGGATTGTGCTATCGGCAATTAAATCTGCCTGGGCACTTTCTTCAACATCATATAGTTTCATGCGGGAACGATCGATGCCAATTACAAATCTCTTGTACTTGGTAGGATCGTTATACCGGTTCTTCAATTGTTTTACCAGTATCTGGCCAAGTTCCTCTAGTTCCTCTGTTGAAATAAGAGCAAACATTAGGTCTGCCGTTGCAGGTAAACCAAATGATTCCGAAGTGTCCTCTAGTCCGACATCAGTATTACTAAATCCAGACCTCGTGGTCTGTGTTGCCGAAACAATCGGGACGTTAAACTCTACAGCAAGTCCACGCATTTCTTCTGCAATAGCCTTGATGTAGGTATAACTATTTATACTTCCGCCCATACCTTTCATACGGGAAGATGCACAAATATTTAGATAGTCGATATAAATCATATCGGGACTAAAATTCTTTTTAAGTTTTAATTCGTTAAGTAAGGCTCTAAAATGGCCTGTATGTGCAGCACCTGTGGGATATTCTTTGATAATTAATTTACCTACAGAAGCCTTGGCAATCTTTTCTATCTTAGTATCAAATACTTTCTTGGGTAATGATTCAAGTTGTTGTATTGGTAAGTCCATTAGGTTGGCATCTATTCTTTCTGCAATTCGTTCTTCTGCCATTTCTAGGGTAATATACAATACATTCTTACCCTGCTCGAGAACTGATGCGGCGCAATGACACATAAATAAAGATTTACCTACACCAGTTCCTGCAAGTGCAATATTCAATGTTTTATTAGGCAGACCGCCTTTTGTTATCTTGTTCATATATTCCAAGTCAAAGGGTATCCGATTCTCTACAGTATTATAAAATTCAAACCTTTCATCTGAATTGTCTATATAATCATGGCCTATAGCCTGATCAAATGAAACACCAAGCGCGTCTGATAGTATCTCTGGTATTGCACCTTCTGATTTATCTGCACTCTTGCCATCAATAATCTGAATAGAATCCATGATAGCATTATATACAGCCCTATCTCTGCACCACTTTTCAGATTCTTTTATAAGGTAATCTGTATCGACATCGGACTTGGCTTTAATTTCTGATATAAGACCTGCAGCATTATTAAGTATATCTTCGGGTGCATTTATCTTACGAAGTTCTAGGTCTAGTATTTTACCCGTTGGTAATTTATTATGTTTTGCAACAAATTTTACAATTAGATCAAATACAGTTCTGTGCTGATTCTCAAAATAATCCTTTTGTAAATATGGTATAACCCGTCTGCAGTAATCCTCGTTATTAAGAAGATGACTCAGAATGTGAGTCGGTAGTTGATTCGATATATCCATTCTTTTCCTTTTCCTTCATACTATCAGTTACAATACTTTGTAACACATCGCCTAGATAATTCTTAAAATCTTCTGAATTATCAAGCTCATCAATATTATATATTCCAGCATCTTGTATATTAAATGTAAATGAAAGTGTGGCCAAATCTAGTTCTTGGTCCTCTTTAATTGATACTGTTCCATATACAACCACTACACCAGCATAGGGAGAGTTATCTTTAAATTTAACTCCGTAAAATGCCTCTCCTTCTTTTTCTACAAATGTATATTCGGATTCGTCAATGTAATTATTCATGCTTCCTCGTTTGGATTCCAAATTGTTAGGTTCTTTGTTTTAAGCCTGTTAGCAACAATAGTATATCTATTTCGTTCTTCTTTCCATTCTTTTAACCATTTGTGACCATCTCTTTCTGCGTCTACAAATATAGCATTTGTAAATGCTAATGGAAGTAATATTGCCACATGAACCACTATACTTGCTATGGTATTATACCCAAACCATCCTAAATAAGATGCCGCTATAAATCCGAAGAACACACTCCATATAACAAATAACACTAGCATAAAGTATGTTTGCAAACTAGGGTCTGGTATATATTTCAATGGATTATATCTAACATCCATTACCCTTCTCCAGCCATACACAAGTCCCATTACTATTCTTCTAAATAGACTTGGTTTTTTCATCATTGGTTCAATCATTTCATTCTCCTTTATCAATGCGAATCCTTATATATTCTTTTATCACGTGCATCCCATAAGATGCCCACGTTATTGTTAATAAACTCCAAACCAGTATTTCTATCATTCAGATAGTTCATCTAGTTCTATTTCAATATCAAGCATTGGTTTGTGACCAATCTGATAATGTGATTTTACAAACTTTTTAAAGTCTGTTTCATTTAATATTGGATCCCAGAATTCTTTTGTGTAAGTTTGTTTTTCTCTTACCTTAGGTTCTACTATCTCGCCAGTAGCATGGTCAACTCTAGCATACCAACCCATAGTTGGTTTAACTACATAACCACCTGCCATTGCAACTTCAAGTAATCCACCAAATTCTGAAATACCACCTTCCCAAGTAACAGCAACTGGAATCTTGGATTTTTCTTTTACAAATCTGGACTTCTCCACATTAATAATAAAATTATATCCTTTAACTTCAGTTCCTTGTTTTTGTTGTTGTCTTCCTATAATCCAAATATTATCAGCTGAATAGTAAATACCAGTACCACCTGATACAATGGCCTTAGGAAATAAACCTATCTCTTGATAAGTATGGTTAACGGCAAGTAAAGGAACATTCTTCATAGTTAGATAAGGAGTTACCATTCGGAATAATCCCTTTAGTGCCTTGGCCCTTGACATATCTGCCACTGACTTCTCGTTAAGAGCATCTTCTAGCTCTTTTTTACTTGCAAGGTTACCAATAGAATCAATGACAATAATAACCTTATCACCTCTGTCGATTTCATCTAGTTGATTGACCAAGTCAAATTTTAGTTGTTCTACATCTGTAATAGGAGTATGTAATACCCTACCAGCATCAATACCAAATGATTCAAAATATGATTGGGGTGAGCCAAACTCTGAATCATAAAATAACATTACAGCATCTT